GTCCGGCCAGGTTGCGCTCGTTGGTCCGGTTCATATTGAAATCGCTGAGGCCGAGCTCGGTCCTGATCTGCAGGGTCGAGAGCGTTCCGGATGGAAGTGTCATTTCATGGCCTCGATCATGTCTCTCAGCCGGCAGACTTCGCGCGCCAACTGTACGCACGCGGCGAGAGCGGCATTGCCATAGGCGACGGAAAGCATGCCTTCCCCATCTTCCCCAACAGCTTCCGACATGACTTTCTGGAGCGACTGAGCCCCGACACCTACTTGCCGAATTCCACTATCGGCGCGGGTGTAGGTTCCCATCTTGACCCCAGCCAGCTTCTCGATGAAATCCGCATCGAGATCAGCCCAGTCCTTCTTAAATCGCTCGTCCGAACTGGCGGTAATATTGCCAGTGACAAACAGGTCGCCCGTGTCGTTCAGTTGCATGCGGAACACGCCGTTGGTTCCCCAACGAATGACATTCGCACTTAGCAGATACATGCCGGTATTGGGGTCGCCGGCGAATGAGAACGCTGGAGCGCCGACTGTGCCGTTGGTCCCCTGGATCACGCCTGAAAACGTGCCCGTGGTGGCTGACAAAGCCCCGGAGAACGTGCCGGTCGTTCCGCTCACCGCACCAGAGAAGGTGCCCGTGGTGCCGGCGATCGCTGCAGCGGTGAAGGCGCCCGTTACCCCAAGGGTGCCTGTGATCGTGCTGTTGCCGCCGATCGTGGCGCCGCCTGCGATCGTCAGCGCGCCATCCTTGCGGACAGCGAACTTATCGATGCCGCCGACCTGCAGCAGCATGAGCCTGGACGCCGCGGCCGACGCCGTGTCGGTGACATTCACCTTGTAGAAATCGAACGTGGTGCCGCCCGAATTCCACGTGATGCTCTGGTTGTTTTCGTTTTGGTCGGCCATGGGTTAGCTCCTTCAGGTCCGCATCTTTGCCCTGAGCATCGTCACGAATTGCTGTTTGGTGAGGGATGGCGTCACCGGGATCGTGCCCTTGATGACGCCGAAGAGGATATCGCCCATGGCGCGGGTGACGCTGCCTTCAGCGGTGAGCGCCTCGTTGAGCGCCGACTGGTCGATCTCGTCATTGGTCGGGATGCGGCGCGCTGCCCACTCAGCTTCCTCAGCCTGGCGCGCGGCGACCTCGTCCGGCGTCATCTCGACTTCCTTGCCGTCAACGACCTTCTTCATCCGCGCGCGCCCCACAACTCGAACATGCCCGACGCGATATTGCCGCTAGAGAAGCTGAACTGGATGGCGTCGCGCGCGGTCGATTGCTGGCGTTCGCCGGAAGACCGCATCATGCCGTAGGCGCCGGCAGTGTCGTACCAAGCAGACTGGACGTGCCAACTGCAGCGCCGGGCTTTGTTGAACTCCTGGCACTCCCAAGAAAACCACACATGCTCGTCGGTGGCGTTGCCGACCGACGACGACGAGTTGAAGAGACAGCCCGAAAAGGTGGACGTCTGGCCTGCCACGACGCCAGCAAGGCTCCTCACAAGATCTGCCCCGTAGTCAGCCGCGCCAGAATCGTATGAAACGCCGGCGTTGGTGGACGTCCGAAGTTGTGCGTTCACGCCGTCCGTCACGGGCGCGGCGTAGCCTGTGAGGCGGAGACGTCGATAGGCGCTCAGACCGGTTCTCGCATAGCTCACGACAGCGGAGACAGGCAGCGCCTCAATCAATTCCCACGGCACGCCGAGCGTTGTGCGCTGCGCCGCAGCGTCGGCGTCATCGAGCAGCGCCAGCCCGGCCGGCGTGATGGTGAGCAGCCCCAGGTCTTCCAGCGCCTTGACGCGCGCTTGCAGCGCCAGAAATTGGCCGTGTTGGGCGCTGCTCACCGCACCAGTCCCCGCGGCGAGAAATTGATCGTCGAGGCAGGGAACGTGTGCTGCCGCGCGGTCGATGACGACGTGACCAACGTCACGGCAATGTTGCGGCCGAATCCGTAGAGGTAGTGCGTCAGTTCGCCCTGCACGGGCTGCGCCCAGTTGATCGAGGCGTAAGCGTCGGTCGAGATGATCGGCTGGCCTGCCGATGCCGCCTCACTGCTCTGCGCGCCAGCCAGGCCGCGGGCATAGTCGATGTCGAACTTCACCCCGACGGTGATCGGGTCGGCGCACAGCACGTCGCCCGTGTACTTGTGGAACACCTTGTTCTGCGTCGGCGATCCCAGATTGTCGAAGGCCAGCCGGAGATACGCGTCGATCAGCGCGCCGTCGAAGGACGTGCCCCGGTCGAGTTCGTAGACATAGCCGTCCGTGCCGCCGGCAAAGAGGCGGTCGCCCATGCCAGGGTCGAGCTCGCCAACGCAGGACGAGAAGAACGTGGCCGGCAGCTTGAACGGCAGCGTCTCCGGGTATTTCCGGCCCATGTAGAGCACGACGCCCGAGCCGTCGTTCCAATAGAGCCGGTATTGATCCTTGCCGGTGACGACGAGGGCCGTGTTCGGCACGATGCCAGCGAGACGCTTTTGCCGGAATAGCGGCTCTAGCAATTGCGTCACCGTGCCTGTCTTGAAGTCACCATAGGCTGCGCTCGAACTGAGCTTCCGCAACCCGCCATCGTCCAGATAGAGCGGGCTTTCCCCAAACACCTTCGGCGATCGCAGCACCGCGCCGGCGGAGTCCGTGACCGTGAGCTTCTGGAAATCGTCGACATTGTTGCCGGCGACGTATTCGATCAGCCCGCGGCCCAGGATCACCAGCGCGGTCGCCGCCACCACTATGCCGGTCATGGCATCGCCAAAGGCGAACGTGCCGGCGCCGGCGATCGTGCGGTAATCCAGCGGCACGCCCGGGCCGGAGAACACGATGGCGCCTACGGCATAGCCGAGGAACAGGTGGTTGCGGAATTCGCCGATGTAGGCGGGGTTGTCGACAGCGGTCGAGTTCACGATGATGCGGTCGCCGCCGGGGGTGAGCACCCGATCAGGCGGCCCACCAGGCGTCAGGAGGTAGCCGAACGTGCTGCCGGTGTCGATGCCGGTGCGCAGCGGGGCAAGCACCGTGCCATCCCATTCGAACCCGGTGCTGACGCCGTTGACGAAATAGAGCCGCGACGCCTTGGCCGCGCCGTAGAAATTGTGCGTGACGAACTCGTAGACGCCGCCGGGCGAGAGCGCGACCGCGACCTGTGCCGCAACCGCTTTGGCGCTGCCCGATGTCGAGGTGATCGTTTCGGCAGCCGTGAAGGTGCCCGTCACGCCCGACAGCACGAGGAAGCCGGCTGCCGTGCCGGTCCAGCCCGCGGCCGAGGACAGGGTGACGCGCTGGACCACGCCTGTGGCACCCGAGGATGCACCCGTGACCGTCTCGCCTTCGAGGAAGGCCGTGATGCCGAGGTTGAAATCCAGCGTGTAGCCGAAGGTCTGCTGTACCCAGCCGCCCGCTGTCGCTTTGAACATGGCCGCGCTGCCGTCGGCCTGGTCGCGGAATGCCCACAGCGCACCAGCGTAGACCTGATCGCCGCGCACCGGGCCAGTGCCTGGCACCTTTCGGATCGCTGCCCTGCGGCCGGCGTCGGTGATCGCGTCGGTGGAACCGCTATTGAGCGAAGCCGCGCCATTGGCGAGCGTGAAGGCTGCCGTGTGGCGGGCGACGCCGACGGACAGGCTGAACTTGTCGATCCAGCCGAACCAGGTAAGGGACGTGAGCGCGCCCGCGCAACCGACACCGAGCACGGAGGCGCTGTTCGGAATGGTGATCGCGGACGTTGCGGACGCGCGGAGCACGCCGTCGATGTAGACCGAAAACAGGTTGCCGTTGCGGGTGAATTCAAGATGATGCCAGCCCGGATTGCTGGCGGTTGTGTACTGCGTCACAGTCGTCACGTTGACGAAACCCGCGCCGTTCGAGACATGGCAGGAGATCTCGCCCGTCGCTTCCCGGCTGATCCAAAACGAGGTGCCTGCCGCCGTAACACCTGCATCGCACTGCCCCGCGAGCATGATGATGCCGCCATTGCCGCCAGCGATCTTGAAGAGGCAATCGATCGAGAAGTCGCTCGTGCCGAGCACGAAATCGGCGCTGTCCGGCGTGGTGATGTAATCGCCCGTCCCGTCGAACAGGCCAGAAGCCCCGCCAAACGCAAAGTCTGCCGTGTCGATCTGCGCGTTGCCGGCCGCCGTCCACGTATGCGCCGACGCGCTACCGTTGGTATCGGTGAATGTGGTCGCGGCGTCGACCCCGTTCATATCGAGATAGACCTTGGTGTAGGAGTCGTTGAGGTCGGCGGTCAGCGCCTCGTTGTCCTGAAACGTCCCCGACACGGACCCGAGCAGGAGATAGCCGGCTGCGTTGCCTCCTGCATAGCCGCCCGATTCCACGACCGCATCGGCGAGCATCACGCCGCTGGCGTGCGAGGTCGCCCCGAGGATGGTCTGCCCTTCGGTGAAGCCGGCCGAGGCACCATCGAACGCCAGATACCAGAAGCTTACATCGCCAGGCGCCCGACCGTCCGTGCGCTGATAGCCTCCAGTCGAGGTATAGCCGGCGACGTCAGGTTCGTAATTTTGGCAGGAGATCACGCGCCCGCCAGGCATCGCAATCTGTGGCGTGACGAGGTCCAGTCCGCCGCGCAGCAGGATGGTCTGCGTCGTTTGGCTCACGCAAGCGGGCCTCCGACCCTGACTTCGGGGAGTTGCATCTGCTCAAGCCGGCAGAAGTCGCGGTTCTCGCGCAACTTCCAGACCGGCAGCACTTGGCCTGCCTCGTCGTGCAGGCTGAGGAATTGCTGGGCGACCGAGGCGATGACGTCGTGCAGGTCGACCGGCATTTCGGGGATATCGGCGTCGAGGGCGAGGGTCTGCGCGCTTTTCCGGTAGGGGCCGCGCACGGTGTAGGCAGCATCAGGCACAGGCGAGAAGCACAGCCGATTCTGCGGATCGATCGAAAACAGGTTGGGCTTAGCGTTCGCCGCGCTGGTGTTGACCGCTCGGACGTAGAAGCTCTCCCATGGGATGAAGCCCAGGCGCCCGATGTCGCTCAGCCCGATCGCAGGGTCGAACATCTTGATGCGGTCTTCATCGCGGCCGCGGCAAACCCACTCGCTGAAGCGGGTGATTGGCGCAGCATCGAAGGAGTCCGTGCAGTCGGTGCCGGCGTAGCGCTGGGTGGTTGCCACCGTGTCGACGGTGAACTCCGACTGCATCCAGTTCCACATCTTGTGGGCGTTCTGGATGGAGCGCCACGCCATCTGCACCCAACCGACAGCCTTGGCGTCTCGCCCGATCACGCCGACCACAGTCGTCAGCGGCGCGGGGAACGTGCCGCTGTCAGATCGGACCTGATTGACCAAAGCGAGGAGGTTCAACTACGCCGCCTTCTGCTCTTCGGGGTCGAGCGTGCCGTTCTTGACGGCTGCGTCCCATTCAGCGTCGGTCAAATCCCAGCCGGGGAATTCCGGGTCTTCGTGCACCACAGAGACTGGATACTCCTGCGCCTCTGACGGATTGGGCTTCAGGCGGCCGATCTCGTCCGTCTCGTGAACGAGCTTCCTGGCGTTCATGAGCGCGTGCATCTGCGCCCACGGGATCGTTTGCAGCTTGTTGCGCGGGGTGAACATCTGCTTGCCGTTGACGGCGGAAGGGACCGGATCGGCGCCGCCGGGCGTGTCCTGATTGCCGATGAGGACCGTCGCCATGCGGCGGCGACGCCCTTCCTGCGGTTGCTGCGGCGGCTCGCGGCGCTGGATGTCCGGCTGCTCTTCTGCGACCTCGATGAAGTCCTTGTCGTACTGCGCGGTGCGCATTCTCGACAGGATCTCATCGCCCCCGAGCCGGTAGTTTATGCCGTCGAGTCCGAGCACCTGCTCGGCGAAATCCGCGAGTTGCTTGGCCGATGCCTTGGGGAGTTTCAGTTCTGCGGCTGCGTCAGCCGTGATGGCGAGTTTCATGGTGGTCTGGTCCTCGTGATGGTGTGGGGGTTAGGCGAGCTTGAACTCGCAGCCGTTGCTGTTGAGCCAGGCGATCTCCGCGTCTGAGACCCAGTCCGACTCGCCGCGCTTGACGCGCCGGTCACCGAAGTCGCCGATCGGCATGGTGCCTGCGCCCGCGATGACGACGTAGCGGCCGCCTTTCGGCGCGGCTGGCTTGGCATCGAATGCTGCTCGGCCTGCCCTCGCGGCGTTCTCGTCTGCCACATGGGCAGACCATTTGGCCTTGGAGGCAGCCGCCTCCGTGTCGGCCAGGGGCTTCTTCGCCTTGGCGGGCTTCGGTGCCTTCGCCTTCGGTTCTGCCTTTGGTGCGGCTGCCGGCTTGCTGATGGCGGGCTTCTTCTCGGCGACCGGCTTGGTCGTGCCGCCGACGCTCTTGAATGTGGTGAGGGTCAATGCTGCCTCCTTCGATTTGGCAGCGCCGACTATGGCCGCACCCTTCTGACAAAAGGCTGATCAGCAAAAAGGGCGGGACGATTGCGCGTCCCGCCCTCAAGGATCGAGGCTCGAGGATCAGCGGTTCTGGTTCGCCGCGATGTAGTCGACCGTCAGGATCTTCTGCGTCGCCGTGCGGTTGCTGATCACGAGAGCCGGGGTCAGGCCGACGGTTGCCGTCAACGCACTCGCAATGCTGCCGACGAGCACGCCGTTGATGTAGCCGGTCACACCGCCAGACGTGTCGAGTTCGACCCGCAGCGTCTGGTAGGTCGCTGCGACCGGCGCGATGTTGCTGTTGATCACCGCAGCATCGACTGTCGCCTTGACCCCTCCGAGATGCCAGAAGTCGTTGGTGGCGGACGTGTCGAACATGAAGCCGGCAGCATCGTCGGCATCGCTGTTCGGGGTGACCGTGGTGAGTCCGATGGGACACTCCACGGTGGTCGAGATGGTGTCCGTGTAGCCCATGAAGATGTAGCAGTTGGTAATGACGTCGACCTGCAGGCGGGCCTCGAAGACGTTGCCGCCCTGGTTGGCTTTCCAGTTGAGCTGGTCGAACGTCAGCATGGTCGCGTTCGCCGAGTTGGCGCCGCTCGCATCCGACGACTTCATCGTGATGGTGCCGTTCATCGCGCCAGCGACGGTGGTCGCTGCCGCAGTGTTGGCGCCCGAGCCGGCAGTCGAGGACAGCCGGGCGTCGATCGCAGCCGCGAGGAAGTCATCCTCGAAATAACTGCGAGCGCGCAGATAGGCGAGACTCTGCTCGGGGAGCATATCGCCATTGATGAGCCCGCGCAGTACGCTGGTGATTTCACGGAAGTTGCCGTTATACCCCTTGCCGACTGCCTGCAGAGCCGTTGCGACGGTGAGAGCCATGTAAAGCCCCTTTCTTGCCTAGGAGGTTGAAGGGCGGACCTCATGAGCCCGCCCATTGTTTTCCGGTTTATGTTGGGAACGACGTCACGCCCGCGGCAAGTTTTCGGATGTTCACCGTCTCGCTGCCGGAACTCAGGCTGCCGGCCAACACCGCGTAAATGGCTTTGCCATCACTTGCTGTCACCCGAATGCAGTCGGTTTGACGGACTATCTTTGCGGCAGAATTGAAATAATTCGCCCCGTCCACCGTTGCGATGTTGTCCGCTCCCGCGTCGTAATCCCACATGCGGTTGAGGTTACGGTCATCCATGGTCCACCAATTGGAGTAGACCAGGTTTGTTGCGTTGAACGCCATTTGCTGTCTCCTTTTCCCCGTCAGCCTTAAGCTGCGACGTTCTTGCGCTGGTCGGCTCGGAAGGCGATCCAGTACAGGAGGTTCGCTTCTGTCGCCACGACCGAGCCGATGGTGAAGCCGATGCCGGCAGTGGTGGAGCCGGCATAGCGCAAGATCGCCGAGGTGGTCGTGACAGCGGCCGCCGCCGTGTCGATCTTGATGCTGAACGTCACGTTGACGGTGATCGTCGCGTCGTCGATGCCGGCGGTGTCGTCCAGGTCCATGTAGGCGTTTTCTGACTGGAAGGTGCCGGTCACGTCCCTGACGACGAAGAAGCCCGCCGCATCGCCGCCGGCCCAGGTGCCGGAGTACAAAAGCACCGCCTCGACGATCGCAAGCGCGCCCGAGGTTGCGCCCTTGATGCGCTGGCCGGCCGTGACTTCAGTCGTGCCACCCGAAGAGAACGGAATGGACTGGCGGCTAAGGAAGCCGTTGGTGACGATCGTGCCGGCCGTGAGGTTCCACACCTCGACCTTGTCGGGATACCAACCGAGCGAGACGTTGATCGCGGCTGCGTTGCCGACAGTGTATCCAGAAGCAATCATGCCCGTGTGCATGGGATGACCTTTCTCAAATTGCCCGGGCAAAGCCGGGGCTTGTTCAGTTTGGGCGGCAGGTCAGCCCGCCGCCCTATGGTTCAGATCAGCGCTTAGCTGAGGGCCGTCGCCGCGCACTCGATTCTGGTCATCCAGAGCTGATTGAGGATCAGCGCTGCGTGGTAGAACTTGGCGCCGACGCTACCGCGCTGGCCGAGCGGATCGCTCTTGTCGAGCTGACCGACCGGGATGATCTTCGGCGAAACCGAGTCCTTCCCGCGCAAGGCGACCTGGCCCCACGAGTCCTGGCCGAAGATGACGATCGGATACACGTCGGCAGACGTGCCTGCGGTCGACACCATGGTGCCGGACGCGCCTGCCTTGACACCGCCGCCATCGGGGAAGGAGTTCAGGTCCGCCGAAGTGACGAAGCGGATTTCCTCGATCGTGCCGAACTCGCGCTCGTGAACCAGAGTACGGGTGCCGTACTCGGCGACGGGCGTGAAGCCCTGCAGATTGCGGATATCTGCCTTCATGTCGGTGTGGCACACCGCAACGAAGCCGCCCTCGACAGGCCGCGTGGAGAAGTCCGAAGAGCCCGAAAGCACCTTCGTGATCGGCTTCGCCTTCTGCTGGTCGAGAAACCGGACAGCAGCCCTGATCGCGTTGAGGTTGATCGGCGTATTGACCGAGGTGCGGGCCGTGCCGTTTGTGTAGAAGACGCTGGTGCCGGCGCGGACGACTGCCCAGCAGAGCGCCTCGATGGTGCGGCCGATGTTCTCGCCGACCTGCGTCGTGGCATCCTGCAGGACAGGATCCTCGTGCATGTCCGCGATCTTGTCGGTGATCTCGACCAGCTGGCCGTACTGCTTCATCGAAACAGACACGTCGTCATAGGCGAAGGCGGTGGCCGTCGGCGTCACGCCCTCGACAAGCGGGGTCGTGAAGGCGCTGAAAGGCCGCGGCCGGCGGAACTTGATGGTGTCGCTCTTGTTCGCCGGCAGAGTCTTGGAGAGGGCGAACTTCTCAAGCACCATGTGGGGCTTGGCCCACATGAGCATGTCCTTTGCAGCGAACAGCGTCGTGCGCTGGGAAATGCCCGGCGATCCATATTCGGTGGTCGTCATTGAAGCGGTCCTTAAAGGAACCGCTCAGTCACCCCTTACGCGCGGCGGCGAAGAAAGCCTCCGCCTTTAAGCTTGTCGTCGGCATTGTCGTCGGGAATCGCTTTCCACATAGCGTCGGGATCGCCTTCCTTCGGAATCCCCGAGACCCGCGGCGCACCGCCTGGCGATCGAGGAGAAACCGTTCCGTCAAGCTGCGCTGCGCGCTTGGCACTGAGCTCCTGCGTTTGCCCGTCGTCTTTGACGGGCGCGGATGTCTCAGGCGGAGAGAGGTGTGCCTTGTAGGCGTCGAAGACCCTGATCGCGGCTTCCGCGTCGAAAATCTTCTGCCGATTGGTGACGGTGATTACTTCGCGAATGGCGCGGGGCTGATCATCGACCCAGGCGTAGAACGCCTTTGCCTTGTCGCTTTTCCGCGGGTCTGCGCAGTATTCGTCCTGCCAGTTCGGATGCTTGCCTTCCAAGATACGCTCTTCGCGCCTGACGTGGTCTTCGACCTCATCGTGCTTGGCGGCCGTATCGGACGCTGCGCGCTGGGCGAGACCTTCAAGCTGCTTTTCGATGGGCGCGAGGGCCGTAGTCACGGGGTCGCGTATCTCGGGATATTCAGCGAGGCTCTCTTTGAGCAGGTCGCCTACTTTTTTGGAGCCAGGCTTGTCCGCTTCCCTGCCGGCGGAGGCCTTCTGTAGCTCCTCGTACTGCTTGCGCATCCGGCCGGCGTGACGCTTGGCGTCGTTCGCGGTCTTGAGCGCTGCAGCCACCTCGGCTTCGTGCGCGGCCCGGAGCTCGGGGGACGCATTGGCCCAGATGTCTTCCTTCGGGGTGGAGGCAGCCGGTGTGTCGGTGCTCTTGGCAGCGACGTCGGCAGGCTTGTCCGCCCCTTCCGATGCATCCTTACCGGCATCGTCTTTCGATTCCGTGACCGCCTCCGAAGTGCCCGCCATTTCATGGCTGACCTCCTCGCCCGTGGCCTTGGCCGCCGCGAGTTCCGGCTCATCCGTGGCGATGGCTTCGGCCCAGATTTTCTCGTCTTCGGTCTGCACTGGATCGGCGCCAGCGGCCTGCTGCTCGACCGGTTTTGCCTGATCCTCAGGCTTCTTCAGTGCATCTGCTTCGGTGGTCATGGGGGATAGCTCCTCGTTCAAATCCCGGATCGGTCTTTGCGCTGGCTGTAGTCTTGCGCCTGCACCAGCTTCGGCTCGGCGAGCGACAGGATGGCGCGGGCGACGGCGATCTCACCGCGAGCGCTGTCGTACTCGCCGGCTGGCCGGCCGCCTCTGATCAGCGCCTCGGTCTGGCGCTCGATGATCTCTTGGCAGTGCTTCTTGACCGTGGCCCAGGTCTCGCTGGAGATGTCGATCATGCCGGCACCGATGCCATGATCTGGCCGAAGACCTTGCCGGTCTCGCGAATGGCAGCGGCTCGGCGTTCAGCGTCCGCAAAGTCGTAGGCCCACAGGTGGAACGACCATGTACTGCCGTCCATGTGGTACTCGACGCCGAAGGTGTAGAGCGGCCGGCCGAAGTCGTCCTTGCGAACGAACTCAGCATCCGGTTGCTCGCGCTCGTTGCGCTTCTCGTTCAAGTCGATGATGTCGACCATCTAGAAAGTGCCTCCGCCTGTCGCCTTCTCGGCCGGCTGCTGCTGCGTGACAGCGGCCTCGACGGCCGTCTTGCGCTCGCTGCTCGTGATCTCCATCTGCTTGATCTCGACCTTGGTGCGGTTGTCGTTGGCGCTCTTTTCGAGCATCGCCTGAATCTCATCCAGCTTCATGTTCTGCTGCCCGGCGAGCGTCATCATCGCCGTGTCGCGCGCCCTGTCCGCGATCTTCAACTTGTAGTCGTTGTCCATATTGGCGAGCGCGATCTTGTCCTGCATCTCCTGCTCTTGATACTGCAACCGCATCGTCTCGATCTGGACCGACTTGTCCTGATTGGCCGCCTTCTTGTCGTCTGCCTCTTTCTGCTTGGCAGTCGCAGCCATCACGGCCTCGTACTGCTCCTTCGTCAGCAGCACCTCGGCCTGCGGGATCATCATGGCTTGGAACAGCTTGCCGAGCAGGTCGTAGTTCTTCAGCATCGGGCCGAACACCGGATGGCCGCCGAACTGCAGCGCAATCGCCATCAGGGTGTTGGCCTGCAATTCGCGCACGAGCAGGACCGACGAGCCCATCGCCTTGATGTCGTAGTCGCCCTTGATGTCGTCCTTGGGCGAAAACTGCATGTTCCAGTCGTAGAGGCGCCGGATGTCCGGCACCGTCACGTCGTCGTCAAAATTCTTGATGCCATCGCGGAACACCACGTTGGCGCTGTTCATCTGCAGCACGGTGGTGCCGTAGGGAGTGTCCTTCGGCGCAGTGCCCGGCTGGCCCTCGGCGATCTGCGGCATGGTCGACACGACGTCGATCAAGCGCTCGGCGAGGAGCAGGATGTTGGCGAGGTCGCCCTGGTTGCTGGGGATGTTGAAGACTTGGAAGGGCGGATTTTCCTTGGTGATGCCCTTGTTCGCGTACCAGACCTTGCGCTGCCTGATCTTCATGTCGCCGTCGGCGGGGGTGATTGTCGACCTGTCGATGACGATCTGCGGTCCTGCCGAGAGGCCGGCGTTGTCCATCATCGTGCGCCAGGCCGCGTTGAACGCCGACTGCAAATCCCGCAGGATCGCCGGCATGCCGTAGCCGAAGACGCAGGTCTCGTCCTTCACCAAGTTGAAGACCGAGTACATGCTTTCCCCGCTGTCATACGGGTAGAGCTCGAACTTCAGCACCTTGCCTTCGCAGAACCACACGCAGGCGTTGACCTGCTGAAGCTGGTCGACGTCGGCGACCACGTCGAAGGCGACCTGATGATTGGTCGCCAGCGCCAGCATCCGCATCTGCTCGGGTTCGAGCGGGCCATTGTATTCCCAGACCTGATAGAGCGGGCCGGAAATGGGCTGCGCTTCGGCGCGGATGTTGCGCAACTGCGAGATGTAGTTTGGCGCCCCGGCGATCGGCTTGGCCTCAAGCAGTTCACGGAGCACATCGACGTCGAACCCTTTGAGGCGCTGCAACTCGCGCAGCTTCTTCGGATTCTTCAGATGCCGCTCAAAGTCGCCGTTGCCGTCCTTGTGGTTGGCAACGTCCATGTCGGGGAAGAACCCCCACGGATCGACGAGGCGATAGCCAGGCTGGTCGCCCTCGGCCATGTCGAGATAGTGCGGTCCTGCGGCGGCTGGCTGTCCGGTTTTCGGGTCGATCTGCGGCTTGCCGTCCGGTCCATTCACCGGTTGCTGCTTCCAGCCGCGGCGCATGCGGTCGCCCGTCACCGGTCCCTTGGTGACGCCAGTGCCGATCTTCATCGCCCAGTCGATCTGGTCGCGCTTGATGGCCTGGTAGTTGCACTCGGTGAGCTGGTCGTCGATCACCTCTTGCATGAGGTCGGAGCGGCGCTTGGCTTCCACAAGGGCGGCGTTGAGCTGCGCCCAGCCATCCTTGGCGGCCTTTGCTTGCGCGGCCAGCGCTGGCGCCTGCTGCTGCTGAGCAGGGTCTTGGTTGTCGTTGGCGACCTTCGCCTGATCTTCGAGCTGGCGCGCTTCGTTGGCCGCCTTCTCGGCCGCCTCGGTGAGCCTCGGCACCGGCGTCGGCACGATGCCCCAGTTCTTCTCGTCGGTGGGAAAAAGCAGGTCTTTGAAGCGCGCGCCCATCGCGTTGGTCTTCGGGCGCGTCAAATTGATGAACAGGCGCGAACGCTCCTCGGCAATCAGGATCGCTTCCGTCGCCTGGTCGTAGCGAGAGTGATACTGTTCGAGGTCTTCGATCCAGCGGTCTTCGATCGGCTGGCGCAGCGAGACACGGCGGGTAGCCTCGGTCTGCAACTCGCCGACGATCGATTGCAGCGCTGCCTTCAGCCGCTCCTGGCCGATGGAGGCCTTCTCGTCCTCGAAGCGCCTGACATTGTCTGGCTGCTCGGGCTGCTGCTGTACAGCAAGGGCCTGCGCCATCAGCACGCCCCCAGCGTCGAGCGCTCGGCCAAACCAATGCACGTTTCGACCGCATCGCGAACGGCGTGGCCGGTGACATCGTTTGGTGATTGCCAGCCCATCTGCAGCACTTGCGCGCCGCCGGCGAACGTCACAGCGACGTATCCACCATCGACTGCAGCGACGGTCATTCCAGCCGGAACAGTATGCCTGCGCGCCGCGATCAGTTCGTTCGCTCTGCCGGTAACGGTGACTTTGCTGACCATCTACAGCCCCGCCCGGCTGTCAGCGGCGCGGAACGGCGTGGCCGTCGCCTCGACCTTCGGCAGGCTCGCGACCTGATCCCACGTCATCCAGAGATACCTGGCCGCGTCGAGGAGGTGGTCGTTCTTCTTCACGATGGCTCCGTGCTCATCCCGCCGATATACGCGGTATTCGGTCTTGAAATTCTGAAGGGCGCGGGAGATCTTGAGCCTGCCCAGCGCCAGCGCCTGCCACACCTCGGTCAAGCCGGTGGTGACCTCGTTGATGGCGGGGATGAGTTTCAGGTTGCAGGGCTCGCTCTGGTACTCC